CGCTCAGGGCGACCCGCGCCTTTGCGAACCGCCACAAGTGACTTCGCATCAGGGCGTCCCGCGTCTTGTTGTAGAAGAGTCGGCAGTAGATGGGCTCGACCTTTGTATCGGAGGCGTCGTCGAAATTATTGATTCTCTTGGAGCCGATCCTTGCAAGTGACATATTGCAGACTTCTGTTGGTCCCATATTTCACCTCTTAAAAACTGGGGGAGGTCCAGGCAAAATAGACCTCCCCCAAACGCCTCAACCAAACCCTTAATCGAGAGTCAAGTCGATTAGAGCGCATTCAGAGCTCTCTGGCACACGCGCTACCGTGCCCCACTTGTCTTTCGTGGTGGCGCGAATATCGCAAGTACCGTTCGACGCCCCGACGCCCACTTCCGCTCCCAATGCCAGCGCCGTAGATGAATCGGCGAGAATGGGAGCGCATCCACCTGTCTGTAGCCAGCAGAAATAACTGATGTCCACAGCAATCAGGGGAACGCCCGTCGCCCGGCCCGTCACCGATGTCGGATAGATAACCACTTCTCGATATTTGTTCTTAACGATTGTGATTTCCGACGTGGCGTCCAAAGCCGTGCGGAGAGGACTGTCGAGCAGTAGTGTCAACTGCGTATCGGTCGATCCCACCTTTGAAGCGAGAATCTTATAGACATCGCCCATGCCGGTCGCTTTGTTGACCAGCAGGAACGCATCTTGAAGATCGTCTTCGGCCAGGGTAATACCAGTCGTGATGAGAATGGTGATTTCCCACGCTCCCACAGCTTGAGTCTTACCCGTCTGAATTTCATCGACCAAACGCGCATCGAGCACCATGGTCTGCGTCATGAGAGCCTTAGCCAGCGCTACGCCGCCATTTTTGGCGTAGCGGAACTTCCGACCGTCACTCCCGTAGATAAGTGACGTTCCGAGTCGATACTTCTGAGTGGAGCTTTGTTCATAAATGCCCTGCAAAGGTTCGGACTCGTCGCCCCAGATTATCCTTTTGGGATAAATCGGCTCAGTCAATAGAGAAGGTGATTCTAAACCCATTGTAAATCTCCTTTACCAAGCAACCTTATTGAGACATTCATGGACTTTAGCCCCGTCGAGACGCACCGCACCGTTGGTCATTCGGGAATAGACCTGAATCATATAACTCACGTCTGCTCGCTCATCGACGCGGTTGAAAATATCTTCCCATTGTGCGAAGATAATCCCATCCTGCGCCCAGGCGAAATCCCGGTAGGCCGTAGATGTGGCGGCGTCTTTCGTGATGCGATTCGAGATGAACCAGTTGAACCCATGCCAAGTGCTTATTTTGCCTTCAGCCAACACCTTAACAGTGGCGTAGTCGGAACTTCCGACCTGAGTGAGGGCAAGCAAATCGGCCTGAGTCTTAGGATTGATAGCCCAATGTTTTGGAATATCGGGATCGCATTCTTCCTGGTTGAAAATCTGCATCATCAGAAGCACCTTCTCAAGCGTAATATCCCATACCGTACCGACCGACGCGAGAGTGCCCAGCGTAGTCGCCGTGCCGCCGCTGTTGATACTGATTGAATCGTCCTTGAACGCAACCGTCGCCGTGCCGTCAACACCGACAGACGCATTGCCCAGTGCAGCCGCAATGATCCGGTCATCCATTTGGCGACCGAGTCCATAAGCCTGCACCATGCCGTAGGCGTTCTGGGGATCAAGCATCATCTGGAGCTTGTCCAGGTGGTCCAACGGGGTATTGACGTGCATTGAAGTCAAACTGACACGCCGCCTTGAGTTGGGTATCTCGTTGATTGGGGTGGCGGGATGCCGAGTCGTAATCTCCTCGGGGTCCACCGTTCCCAACCGGTCGAAGTAAGCCTCCGACGCGCCGGAGACCGTCTCGGGTCGAACCTTTGACGCAAACCGAGACGTTCTCTGCTGACAGAGGATATACAGTTGTGGACTGTACTTCTTAGTAAAGGCTACTTCTATCGTGCTATCCATGATAGTACCTCATGTTTAAGTTGGATTTCCGCGATAGGACTGCCTCGACCGTCGAGATCGTATCTTCATTTTAAGTCTGATGGACTACGGACCTTTCAGCCCCCAGCCGCCTCTGACAGCAGCGACGGACGGGGCATTTCGGCTGCCCGCCGCCTATGTCCCGCGGCGCGCAGGGCGCGTTTCGGGATAGGTCTCTTTTACAAGTCTGTCAATTTCAGCAATAATGCCCTTGTGCCTTGCCGGGTCGGTGTCGTGGAGAAACTTGCCCGTTGCCGGATCGACCATCAGGAATCCGGGTGTCGCGCGCAAGGCATCCATCTTCTTTTCGTTTTCTCTCGGAGTTAGCATCGTCAATTCCGCGATGAGTCCCTTATGCTCGACGAGTTTGGCCCCGGCGTCGGAGACGAACTCGATAAAGTCCGGGTCGTTACCGAACTTCTGCAGAAGGTTGAATTGCTTCGACGGCTCCGGGCAGATTTCGCTTACAAGCCGGTTAGCAATGTGCATCCGTTCATCGTAGGCGCCGCCGAATCGTGTTCTCAATTCCTGGTCGGCGTTGAGTTTGGCGGTCTCATCAACCGTATCCTGGCCGGCCAATAATTCCATCGCCGCCTCGCCCTCCGCCTTCATATACCCCTCGAATTGCGCCTGCGTCACGCCGAGTTTATGGGCGATTGCCCTGGCCTTTTCGAGCCTGGCGGGGTCGAATACGTCCTTCAACTCTTCGGGAATCTCGACCTTGTAATCGCCGGCGGTTTTCGGCCTGCCGATAGCCGTAAAGAAGGCGTCCTTCTCGGCATCGGTGGCGTTGGGGCCGGGAAGGACCACTTTGTCCTTGCCGACCATCTTCTGCGCGTTGATATGCTGCCGGACAAGGCCCGGAAAGTCAGTCACGACCTTCAAGGACTCTTCACCGCGAATATCTTCGGGCAGGGATTCCCGCCATTTCTCACTGAATTTCCCGGTCGAATCGACGATTGCTACTGCTGGTGTTCCTTCTGGTTCTGGCATTGTTACTCTCCTGTACCTGTAGTTGTGCTTGAGGTTTTTGTTACAGCGGTCTCAATCTTCGAGGTCGGGGCCGCGACTGTTTGCTCTTTCGGTTTTGGTATATGGTCGGCGCGGACGTATCCCGGCCTTTTGCCGTGAAATTCTCCGCAGGGAACTTCGTCTTTACTCACACGCGACCTGCTCTTGCCGCCATAGGGAGGGAATCGGTAACAGGTCCCTTCGAGGTAGTATTTGCATTGTCCACAGTTCATACGTTTCCTTCATTTGTAGCTTGAGGCGATTTCTCTTCGTAGGGATTGGAGCCAAGCATCTTGTAGATGTAAAGCAGTACGCTCCGTTGGCCGGCCTGGTACATTGCTTTGTTCGTTTGCAGATTGGGGTTCATTTGAAGCGTTGCCATGTCAAAATGCTGCACCAAATGGGCCTTGACCCTTTTCCCGTATTCGCTATTGAACGTGAGGTGAAAGTCGGTAATGAGTTGTCGATTGCGTTTAAGCACTTTTCTTTCTCCTCTTTCGCTTAAGGGCCTTCACGTACTTCTTCTTGTTCGGATGCACCCCCGTTATCGTCCCTTTGTTTGCGGATGCGTAGAAGACCTGTTCGCCCTTTTTGGACCCGTAAGTGTCTCGCATTTTGGTTAAAATTTTGGCACCTTTTTTAGTTAGAGGCATATTACACCGCTCCCTGCATCGCCGACTGCACCTGTTCGGCGGGACTGCCTTTTTCCGCAGCCGATGTAGTATCTTTGTATCCCTTTGCCGCCTGTTCGAGCATCGCCATCTGCAACTGGGCCTGTTGTGCTTCTTGTCTCATTTGCCGAATCGCGTCCCGGTCGCGAATCGGGCGGATATGGTCGGTCTTGACTCCGAGTGATTCGCCGAGGTCCCTTGCCGCCTTGTCGTGGTCAACATTGTCCTTCACACCGGGGAATATCGGTTCCATCTGTCCTAGTGCCGCTATCCAGTATTGCAACCCCTTCGATTGTTGGTCGCGCAGGGCGAGAGCAAGGGGGCCGATGTATTCGATCTTGAATCCTTGACCTTGCAGTTCGGGCGGGGGCGGCGGCGCGGCCCCATTACGAACCAGGGATAAAACGGACCGCGTAATCGTGGGGTCGTAACATTCGACGAACAGCCGACCTATCGGCTTACTCATCTTCTTCATCCCCTCTTTGAGACGCTCGATAATCTCCACGGTCGTTCTGCGGTCCCCCGTCAGCATCGCAAGTTGCTCGAAGACGTTCTTGAAGAATATCTCCTGGATTCTTTGCGTCCGGTACTCTATCCAGTCCTTGCCTATCGGGAAGGCCCCGATCGCGCCGCGATCTATCGCATGGATTGAGTTCAACTGCGTCACCCAGTTCTGGGCGCCCGGGCTAACATCAACGTCGCCGTCGAAGGTATCGAGGACTTCGAGGGGCGGGTTCACCCACTTATTCCCGGCCTCGTCGAAGTCTTTCACGGCCCGATTAAGTGTTCGAGCTGCTCGCAGGGCTATCGAACCCTGACCCCGGCCATAGACCTCGCCGAAGATGATTCGGTACCGGGGCACGGCGAATGGGAACTCCTCGTACCCGCCCTCCTCTATCGTGTGGTCGTCCTTCTCGCTGACGTAGACTGACTCGAAGGGCATATTCTTTGAGTCTATCATTGTTTCATCGCGTTCCGCTCGAGGGCGCGTAAGGTGGATGATATTGAAAATGTCGTTCCGCGTCTCATTCTTCTCGTAAGCCTTGACGATACTCTCGCCCACGTTCTCAAGACCCCAGTCCTGAACACACTGCCGGGCAGTCATCGGGACGGTCATTATCAGGGTGTCGATAAGGCCTTTGGAGTTCTCAAGGCACTGCCACATCCCAATTCCATAGTCCCGGAAGTTCAGCCCGGTTTTCTTCGTCCATTCGGAGTACAGGCAACTGATTCCGAAGGTCAGCCACATCTGCAAAGTCATATCGACCTGGGACAGGAAATTGCTGTTGGCAAGTTCCTGGTGGGTGATTTCCGTCAGTTCAGAAAAGTATCGTCGCACCGTTTGCGACTGGTGCAGGCGCCTGTCGGCAGCGCTGATGGAGAAGAACTGCTGGCCGGCGGGCATCAGGTTGTTCGACAGTCCCGACGCCATATTCTCCGACTCCTCCATCGCCGTATGATCGAAAATCTGCGTCATCAGTTCCGCACCCGGCGATTGACTGCCCGTGATGGGATACATGAACGGGCACATCATGTCCGAGATGTCCTGCCAGAGGGACCGGAAGTTCGCCTGTTTCGTCTTCTCGCGGTCGCGCAAGTCTTTTATGTCTTTAGCCTTTTGGTCAGCCATTATCCACCCAACAACGTCTTTTGGCCTGTGTCAGCGGGAACTAAATCGCCGGTTAGAACCGTCTGCGCCCGACCCTTGCGTTTCTTCATAAACCTCCGGGCCTCATCCTCCTCAAGTTCCGGCACTGGGGGAATCGGTTGCACGGCGGGCGGTTTCGGCGTACTTGGTTTTGAGAATAGTGAACCCATATCTACAACTCGCAAATATACGATTTTTCAAACGGCATCATTCCGACTCGCTCGTAAAGGAGGCATAGA